ATGGTGCCAACACCACAAAGCACACAAATTGTTAATGCATTGGCTAACGCTGATCGTGGAATGATTGATGCGCTAAGTCGTGAAACATTGGTTGGCGAAGGCATGACTTTTGAGATTCCTCGCGTAACTGCTGTACCTACTGTGGCCAATGTTGCAGAAAATGCAGCTGTTACAGATTCATCACTTTCAGCAACATTTTTGAGCGTACCTGTTCAGTCATTTAAAGGCCGCGCAATCACGACTGTTGAACTCATTGACCGCAGCCGCCCAGAATATCTGACAGCTCTTTTGCAAAATCTTGAATTTGCTTATGCAAAAGTAACTGATGAATTTGCTGTGGGAACAATTGCTGGTGCAGGTCAGCAAACAGGTGTCAATGCAAACTCATCAACAGGATTCCTTGCTTACACATCTCAAGCTGCTGGTGCTGTTTATTCATCATCACTCGGATTTGCTCGCAACATCGTAGTAAGCCCCGGACAATGGACCAACATAATGGGCTATAACGACAATGGCACACCGCTATACAACGCAGCGCAACCTAGCAATCAGGCAGGAAATGTGAGAGGCGATTCATTGCGCGGTGTAGTTTCACCGGGATTAAATCTCTTTGTTTCACGATCCATCGGTAACGCTGGAGCGACAACATCAACAGGTGATTTCTCAATGGCTGTAATTAATCCAGATGCTTGGACATGGTACGAATCCCCACGCTTTACATTGCGAACAGCAATTCAAAGCGATGGAACCATTGACATTCTCTATTACGGCTATGCAGCAATTGCTCCAAAGATTCCATTTGGTGCTTGCTGGAACCAGACCTGAGATTAACCAATAACTGATCATCGGTAGCGGTCGCTCCCGAACGCTACTTATACGAAAGGAACCGAGATGCCAGCAATAGTCACAGCCTCACAGCTAAGGTCAATTCTTGGTGTCTCGGTTTCTTTGTACTCGGATGCACAGCTTGATCAAATTATTGATTCAGCTGAGCAGACAATTTTGCCTTTACTTACGCAATACCAATCATCGGTGACTTTTGCCAATGTGGATGATTCCGTCATTTATTTCACCACAATGCGGCCAAATTACTTTGTGCCGGGTCAATCTGTTGTAGTAACCGGGGCCGGGATTTACAACGGAACTTATACAGTCACCGATGATCGTATTGAGCCTTACACATTTACAGCGGCAACCGCGGCGGCTGATCGAACATACCCATTGCCTTTTATTCCTAACGCCTTGGCGACCTTATCCGGTGGATCAGCCGCATCGCTTTATGCCAACACTCCTCCAATTGAAAACGCAATCTTGGTTGTCTCGGTAGAAATATTTCAGAGCATCACAGCTCCCGGCAATCAGATCATGTCAGATAATTTCCAGCCATCGCCGTTTATTTTGGGGCGCAGCTTAAGCAACAGAGTAATTGGCTTGCTTGGGCCATTTTTGGATGTTGAAACGATGTGCCAATGAGTATCGAATCAGCTGTACGCACACCACTTAAAAATGCACTCTCAACCATCGCGGCAAATGTCTATAACGGTATTCCAGAGACAATGACTTCTCCAAGCATTTGTTTAATCCCGGATGCACCGTATCTTGAAAGCCTTTTGATCAATGGATCGACAACAAAAGTCAAAGTTAATTTAACTGTGACAGGCGTTGTCGGTTATTCTAACAATGCGGCAGCTTTAGACAATCTAGAACAATTGATGATCAGCATCATAAGCACAATGCCTAACGGCTATGTCGTTGGCAATGTAAATCAACCACAACCATTGGAAGTTGGCGCGGGCAAATACCTAACAGCCGATTTACAAGTCAGCACCTACTACACCAACTAAGGAGAAATCATGCCAACAACAATCATCACGGGCAGAGACATTAGCTTCACCATTGCTGGTGCTAATTATGATGCTCAGGCTACATCGGCAACTTTGACTGTTGATTCAACAATCAACACATATCAGACACTCGATGGCAAAGCGTATTTTACAACAGACACACAAGGCTCATTTGCCGTAGAAATGCTTGCAGACTGGGGAGCAGCATCATCACTTTGTGAAGCTCTTTGGACAGCTGCAACAAATGCTCCAAACACCGGCCTATCGGTCATTTTTGGAGCAGATTCAGGCGCATCATTTGCGTTTGATGTGCAGCCAATTTTGCCATCTGCCGGCGGTACAGCTCCAGATGCACAAACTGTTTCGCTTGCATTTACTTGCGTTACAACTCCAGTCTTAACAATTACCTAATAGAAAAGGAAACGGGAGCATGAAACTACCAATCACAATCGAATACACAGATGGCAATGCTGAGACATACATTGCACATCCAGCAGAATGGGCAAAATGGGAAAACAAGACAGGCAACACGATTGGACAAGCTCAGGACAAAATGGGCGTGTCCGATCTGTTGTTTCTTGCTTACCACGCAATGAAAAGAGAAATGGCCGGCAAGCCAGCCAAGCCATTTGAAGTTTGGTGCGAAACCGTCGCTGACATCATTGTCGGTGATGCGAACCCAAAAGTTACGCCGCCGGAAGCATAAATCGGATTTTATGGGAAGTTGCAATTGCTAGTGGGCAACCTCTCAGCGAGTTTAGAACGGCAGAAGATTTACTTACAGCGATCGAGATATTGGAGAAGCGAAATGGCTGAGGATGCGGTTGCTTTTAACAAAGCCGAACTAAGATCAATCATTGGCGCGTTCAAAGGCATGGATGATGAAGCTGTTACAAAAGCCAAAACTGTTTCCAATGGACTTGCAACTTACTTACAAGGCAAAATCATTGCAAAGGCCGCAGGCCGCGACCGAGCCTCAATCCGCATTGCCGATGGTTCCCGAGTTAGCAAATCATCAAAGATTGGTGAGATGTCATTTGGTTTTGCATCTCAAAAATACTCAGGTGGTGGCACGACTCAACAGCTTTGGGGCGGCTATGAATTTGGATCAAACAAATACAAGCAATTTCCTATCTGGTCGGGCCGTGAAGGCCGAGGATCAAAAGGTTGGTTTATTTACCCAACACTTAAAGCCGAGCAGCCTCAGATAATTAGCCAATGGGCAGAAGCATTTTCTCAGATTGTGAAGGTGTGGTAAATGGCCGCAGCAGGTTCAAGAACGCTCAAGCTTTCCTTATTAGCCGATGTTGCTGAATTTACAAAAGGCATCAACACAGCCAGTAAAGACACCGAATCAATTGGCGATCAATTCACAGCGTTTGGCAAAAAAGCAGCTCTGGCATTTGCTGCTGCTGGAGCTGCAATTGGTGCATTTGCCGTAGAGTCAATAAAAAATGCCGCAGCTGATGAAAAGGCTCAACGGCTTTTAGCCTTGACAATTGAAAAAACAACTACCGCCACATCTGATCAAATTGCTGGGGTTGAAAAATACATAAGCACAACAAGCGTTGCAATTGGTGTAACCGACGATGAATTGCGCCCGGCTTTTAGTCGATTAGTAAGATCAACAAAAGATGTCGAAGATGCTCAAAAATTACTAAGTTTAGCCTTGGATGTTTCAGCTGCAACAGGAAAACCGTTGGAAGCAATTTCAAATGCTTTAGGCAAAGCCTACGATGGCAATCTAAACTCGCTTGGCAAATTAGGACTTGGCATTGATCAATCAATTCTTAAATCAAAAGATTTTGATAAAGTCTTCAACACGCTCACCGATACATTTGGCGGATTTGCAAATAATGAAGCGCAAAGTGCTGAAAAAGCATTTGAACGAATTAAAATTGCAAGCGATGAGGTAAAGGAACAAATAGGCGCGGCTCTTTTGCCTGTTGTTGCTAGATTAACATCTTACATTTTAAGCAACATTGTGCCTGCGGTTCAAAGTTTTGTAAATGGTTTAACAGGCCAAGCTGGATTAACAGAAAGTCTAACAAAATCAGAAGCAAAAGCACTTGAATGGGGCAAAAAAGTCCGATCTGTTATTGACACAGTCATAAGGTTTAAAGACGAATTGATAGCTGTTGCAGCTGTCATTGGCACAGTTTTTCTTGTCAATAAAATTGCAGCAGGTGTGACAGCTACAATTGCGCTTATCAATACTTTGATTAAGGCTTACAACGCTCTCAAAGCATCATCAATCATTGCCGGTGTTGCATCGGCTTTTGCCTTAAATCCATTGTTAGGCGTTGCAGCTGTTGCTATTGGTGCGGGCGTTTTAGCCGGCGCAAATGCTCTTGCAAATAAATCAAATGTATCTACATCGGGTTCAATAGGAGCAGCCGGATTTAGTGGAACAATGCCAAGCGGCGAAACATTTTCGGATGGTAATTTTGATAGTCCAAA